TTTAAAGGTGAACGCTCATTATCGTTTTTTCCCGGGTCATAAAATTTTTGGAATTTTCCGTCAACTTGGATTTCGTGATACCAAACAACTTTAAATGGTGAAGAACCGTCTTTTGTTGGTAAAATCCTTAATCGTCTTTGCCCTTGAGTTTCCTTATCTTGAAGGATTGCCGCAAAGTACTTTTTCATTCTTTCTTCTTGTGTGAATTTTGAGGTAGAAGAAGAACCTCCTTGTTTTGATTGCTCATATTGAGCCAAAATCGCGTCTAATGAATTGTTTGTCGCCATAGTTATATAAAAATTAAAGTGTTTACTAAAGTATAAGTGTCTACGAGTGGTTTGTCAAATTGTTTTGTAAAAAAAAATGGTTCAGATACCATTTTAATTATCTAATCTCTTTAAAAGATGTTGCTTCATCTTCAAAATTCCTAAATGTTTTTTTAATTTCATTTGGTGAATAGTCTTCTACCTCGTCTTGAGTTAAAATATATTCATTTTTCCCCGATTTGTCCATTTCTTCTTCTTTATCAACAAAAAAATCTGTTAATTTTTGATTAAACGGTCCCGAGTCTAGGCTTCTTAATTCTAATTTTTCTTGTGGGGTTTTTTCTCTGTATTTTTCAACTTTAGCCTCCAAGTCATTTAATTTATTCATAATACCGTCCATCTCACCAAGTTTACTTTCTAAATCCGTTAAATGGCTGAATAAATTATTAAAATATTCTTCTTGTTTTTGTTCAGTATTTTTTTGAGATTTTACTAAATCTGTAATATCAATTTCTTTAGTACTACTTTGTTCTTCACCCACTTTTTCAACATCGGGGTCGGCGGCAACATCAACAGGTTGTGGTTCAACCGGTGCTGCAGGTGCCGGTGGCATATTTGGGTCAACCGGTGGTACAGCATTTGGGTCTGCTGGTGGAAGTGCGTTAGGGTCTTCATCAGGGTCTAATCCTGGTGGCAGAGGTAAAACAGCCTCTTGTTCAGTGATATAATTATTAATTGAGTTATATCTAGCCAATTCCTCTAATATTTGATTATCTATTTTTTTCATTTTATTATCCGTTTAATAATTGTTTTACACCGGTCAATGTTTCAACCTGAATTTTTTTATTTGTTGTCATTGTATTATCTACTCTTTCGATTAGACCATCTTTCATTCTAATTGTATAACAATCACCTGTGTCTAAATCGCAAACTTGTTTAGAACCATTTCCCAAATCTTTTTCGGTACTTCTAGCCTTTTTACCTAAATAGTTGTCTAATATTAATTTTGTGTCCATAATCTTTTATTTATAAATATCATTTAATTGTGAAAAATTTAATCTTTATCTATTAATGACCGCATTATAAAGTGAAATCGATTCACCTATCTCACTTTCAATATCCTTTAATCTCACAGAATCAGTCGCTTTTATAGAATCATAAACATTTTGACTATTACTATTGGCATTAAAATATAAAATATAGAATTTGGCAATATCAACAGAGTTTGTTTCTCCAAAAGCACTAGACTTACCTTCAAATCTAGCAACTAACATTTTAACATGATTATCAGCACTATCAAAATAAACATAGGGTATTTGTTTAGGCGAACAATAATAGTATTTTGAACCACTAAAGAACCCTGAACTACCATCACCCCAAAATTCGCTAATATCAATACCTGCATAATTATGTTCATAAGATTCTAATCCTTGAGTTTTACTTGATTGTAAATACATTGTCGCAAATACAATATATCTTAATTTAATATTATTAGTGTTTGAGTTTATTATCTGAATAATATTTTTATAGTTTATAACTGTTTTATTCGGTGTTCCCACTTTATAGGTGTTATATTTTGTTGACGCCGAACAAGTCTGTTGTGTTGACGCAACCGTCGCATCATTATCTAAACCTTTATCTAAAGCCTCATTTCGTTGACTAATAATATCACCTTTTTTAACATTACTATCAGATTTTTTAGGAACTTTATCCTCTTTAATTTTGTTTACTATTGTTGTTAATAAAGTCGTTTTTAATGATTGTATGTAAGCACTTATTTTAGGTAATGACGCAATAGGTTGTCTAACCCCCTCTACAATTGTTTCAAATGAACCCGGACTTATTATATGATTAACACTTGTTATCATATAAGGACCACTAAACATTGGAACATATCGTAAATTAAAATACATTGTAGGTTGAATCATTGCATTACCCATCATATTCACCGTACAGTTATAACTTCTGGTTTTATATAAATTAAATAAAGACACATTTTGTGTTGACGCTTTTCTATTTCCGGATTGATTTGCCATTTGATTTAAAAGTTCTAATGATTCAGCGGTTGCTGTACTACCTCTTTGGTCAACTTGGAATCCGTGGAATATTGATTGATTTTGAGTTCCAATATCAACATTAAAACCAACAACCTTATTTGACATACCCCAATCTGTTTTACCTATCTGACTCTCAACTAATGGGTTATCACTAGCTCGTCTTAAATCAAAAGAGTCACTTCTAAACCTATAATCAATATTATCTTTTAAATCTAATTGTTCACTTGGTTTACCACCATAAAAACAAACTAATTTTGGTGAAGAGTTTCTATAATCAACATTTAAAAATGTTCCAAACATTGTGTTGGCAAATTCTAACGAACCTTCCGCTCTTGGTTTAGGATTTTTAACAGCATCTTGTACATTATAAAAATTAACATACGATGGTAAATTCATTACTACAAAATTGTTGTCGACCAATATTGATTGAACAAACACCAACATTGACATTGTTGGCTTAATAGTCGCCAAATAATCCTTTAATTTTATAACATCCACCAATATTTTATCACCTACATCACGACTTGCTCTATCAATTAACATAATATCTTCAAATAATGTTTTTGTTTTAAAATCATTTCCCGATATCCACTTATCATTAATTGCCTTAAATGATTCCCATAATTCAACTTTGGTTGCCGGTCCTTCTAAAACTGAATTAATTGTTTGTTGAGACGATGTCACAATTTTTGGTAATTTTGTCTGTAATTTAGGCATTAAATTATTAATAACTTTACCTTTAAATGTTTCATTAGATGTGATATATTCATCCATCAACATAGTAAATTTTGAGGTAGTTATTGTAGGGTCATTTAACTTTTGAGTCGCATAAATTTTTATAATAGGTGCCAAATTCTTAATGTTATCAACATTAAAGGCAATATTTAAATCAATGAAAAAGTCAGTTATGTATGAACCATTATTAGTATATTTTAGTTTATTAACATCAGAAAACCCAACATAAGTTTCTAATGTTTTCCATTGTGTCGGATAAGTTGTTTTTGAATTACTTAATGTAATTGACCCACCGCTATACGGTAAAGTATTTGGTGTGGTAAAACTATATTTCTCCCAAGTATAAGGGTCAGAAATTTGATATGTTGAGAAACTATAAAATAATTTTTTATCAAAATTAGACGGGTTACCATATTTAAAAACAACATCCGTATTAATAAATTTAGTTAAAGTGTTGGAAATTGTTGTTAGTTGTTCTTGTTGTTGTTTAATAATCACATCTGTCGGTGTTGTTCCAGTAAGTTTTGTGGTTTTCATTAAACTAATCATCAACATCTGAAAATTCTTAAACGATTTTTCACTATCAGTTTCAAATTCACCGATAGAAATGTTTGATAATGTCGATGATGAATTATCTTCAAAATCATACATTGATTTTGAAAATTTTAAAAATTCAGATTCAAACCCATCTAATATATTTTTTTCAAAAACTGAAAATATCTCGTCAATACTAGTATAATCATTTGATGTTCCATTTATTGAGAAATTTTGTTGCCCACTTTGACCTGAAAACACTTCTTTTAAATACTGTAGAGGACTTGGTTTAACCACCTTACTATTATCAAAATATCCATAATTAGGGGCTGTCCAAAATAATCTAGTAGAACCATTATACATAGCAGTATTACCACTAATCTCATATTTTAATTTATTATTAGAAGTAATACATTCATCTTTGGTTTGATTAATCAAAGACCCTTGCGATGGTAATAGATATGTAAACTTACCATCAAAAGTATCAATAGCAACCGACCAAGGAATCACCCTTAAATTTCTATTAAGATTTTTTTCATCAAAACCTTTACCCATATCAATAATCGCATCTTTAACATAATTAAGGGTCACACCTGAACTAAACCCATTTTGAATATCGGTACTTGTATATCCCGAATAAATTTCAAAACCTTGATAAAAAACATTAAAATCATTAATTAATTTAGGGTAAAAACCAGTATTAATTAATGTTGAGGTTTCTAACCCTAATATACTATTTTTCTCTAATACAATATCAATGTTTGAATTATTTATGGTTAAACTATATGTTTTTGTTGGGTTGTTGGTTGTTGGGTCATAATTATCGACATATTTAAAATCAGACCAAGATGTGTTAATAATATCAACACCATTTTCCACATAATTTTTATATCTATGATAAACAGAACCAAATTTTAAAATCCAAGCATAAGGCATTTTATGGATGGCACCAAATTTCTTTAATGATGCGAAAATATAATCTAAAGGTTTTTCACTTTTATTTTCATAAGTTTTATATTTTTCTTTTAAAGTAGATAGGGGTAAACTATTGATAAAAAGATACGCCGAACTTACATATGGGGTTACACTATCATTTCTAAAATTTTGCACACCTTCTTGTATAGAATTAACGAAATACGGAGTGTTAAACATTGAAACTGTTTGATAAGACGTTACCAACCCACTATAGTTAATATAATTCAAATTACCTTCAGTTAATAATTGAGAAGTAAAATCTCTATCATTATAAAAAGTTTTTAAATCAGGCTTATCTAATACCGGTTGTTGGATATTTTTATAAGAAAAATTAGTAAATGGTCTTTTAGTATCGTCATTTGTCGTATCTAAAAAATTAGATATTACTTTTTTATTTAAATTATATGTTAACACTTTTCGAGTATCAAAAGACGATTTTGCGTCTATAAGAGTTCCACCATCCGCTAATTTACTATTACACCAAGTTAAATCGGTAAACGGATATATATCACCAAAATCAAAAGAATTAGTGGTTGTTGAATCCGAAATATAATCAACCAACGCTTTTTCATTTGACAACGAAACTAATGGTTGTGAACTTGAATCGCTCAATATACCAGAATTAATAAATTCAAAACTTGAATTATTAACTATATTTTTGATATAAGATGTGTTGAAAATTCCTCGTATGTAATTTTGCCAACTTTCACCAACACCACCATTCGAAATATGTTTTAAAAGTATCTCAAAATTAGACGCGTTAATTCCATATTCAACTAATTTTTTAGTGATAAAAGGGTTATCTGTTGATAAACTATTAATAATATTTATACTTTCGCCTTCAGAAACAATATCTGAAATTTGACTAGATTCTGAAATAAAATTATTACATCTACTTAATTTTGAATAATAAGATGTTAAAAATATCCTTTCGTAAATTTCGTACATATATTTAATTTCTTCTTTATTACCAAAAACAACATTACTAACCGGAAATTCAATTGCCGATAATGATATTCTTTTTACATCACTCAATTCATTTGAGTTTGGTGTTGATGGTAGTGGGTTTTCACTCCTTTGAACAAACCCTTTAATAAATTCCTCAACAAATTCTACTTCAGGCCATAATTCAGGTAAATACGCTTTAGTCTGGTTAATAACCGACCTATCACCAGGATAAGTAATAATAAATTGTTCCTCTTTATC